GTTTTGTATCAAATAAAATGCGTATCTCCTTTACTTGGTCATCGGTAAGTTTTCTACTAAAAACTCTACCTTTCCTAACTTGCTTCATTTTTGAGATTGTTTCTTCCGAGAAGCAATTTTTCACACCTTTATTCCAAGGTATGTTCCCTTTATCTACACCACCTATTCCGGTTCTATCGTAATTATCAAAACCTTCTCCTCCTGTGGATTTGTTCCACCCATTTTTATAGGTATCAAATTGTTTTATATAATTAATTTCCAAATTTTTTGCATCTTCTGCAATATTAGTTTCTTCTACAATCTCAAAAATATGCTGAGGTTTGCTATTTTTATGGTCTCTTTTTCTGGTGCTCGGGTCCTTAGTCTGACCAACATATTTAATATTATCTTCCAAATCTTTAAGTAAGTAGATATAATACATTTTTATTATTATTTATAATCCAAAAAACTCACATTCGTTGATAGAGTTCTTCCATAGAAACATTATGAGTGTTACCTTCGTCATCAATTATTTCTATTTTAGTTTCTCCACTTAGACACTCAAACTCAACCTTAAACTGCTGTTCACTGGTGTTCGCAATCGTCTGTGCCTTCCATTCTTCGTCTCTACCGGGCACTTCTGACCAATGGACATCCGTAGCCACATATGCGTTCTTTCCCTTCTCAGAGTCGTGCCACATACGGTAGAAGTGATTCATACCACGAGGGGTAGAAACAATAATTACTTTTGTGCTTTGACCAGAAGAAATTGTGGGATAAACCGATGCAAAGAAGTCATCGGCAATGTGATTTGGAATGAACGCAAATTCGTCCAAGAAGATGATGTTGTATGAACCACCACGAACGGCAGATGATGATGTGGAGTTTGATGATATTTTAGAACCATTCTCAAGTTCCAAAGAACCTTTGTTCCAGGATATAACACCCTGCTGCATCCACTTGGGCAAATTCTCATAAGCAAGTTGTAATCTATTGAGAAGGTCTCTTGCCGTAGATGCCTTGTTCGCAAGAATAGCAATATTTACATTATCATTAAAGACTGCATAATGTAATAGATATGAGACACAAGTTGTAGATTTACCTGTCTGACGAGGCATCTTACAAATATTAAATCTGTGCTCGTGGAAATTGCTAATTAACTTCTCTTGAAACGGATACATTTTAAAAGGTTGTAATCCATGGTCAAGAGTGACGATCTTAATATAATTGAGTGTAAAATATACAGGATCTTCTTTACACTTTAAAAACTCATAGATTTGTTCTTCAGTAAACTCAATTTGGGTATTTGCCCGTTTTAGATTGGGATTACCTAAGTAGATGTTATCAGACATAATTTTTATAAGTTTTTAATATAATTTATAGAAGTAATCATTACTATTTACAATAATTCCTTACAATCAAACCAAACTGGTTACACTGATACTACACTCACAATAACTGATGGTATTGCAGGAACAACCCCATTTGCAGATACTGCCTTTAATCTTATATGTGGATCAGTAGCACTCCACATAAGTTCATAATAATCATTTGCCTCAGATTGCACTACAAAATTCCAAGCAGCAACAATTTCTGAACTGGTTCCCTGAACTGCTAATTCTGTTGCACTATTTGAAACATCGATATTATTTTTTTTCAACCAAATATAAATGTGTGCGCCAGAACCTTGTGTTTTATCTATCTGTAATGAAAATTGAATATTATAAACACCACTATTTGCAACAACAATATGAGAACTATTTGCTATTGATACCTGATTTGAAAGGTCCGTTGTGTTTAGTATAACTGGTTGATATGTATTGACGCCCACTACATTTTGTGTTGTGGTATCAAAGAAGTTACCATAGTATCCAGTAACAATACCAACAATGTTTTCTGAATTAATAGTTACAAACTCAGACTTATTTGTAGTTGAGTTCCATTGTAAAAATTTTGAATTATAAACACCAGAATTTGTTGCAACACCTACAACATCATCCAAATATCTTAATTTAGTTTCCCCACCTCCACCTAATGTGGAGAGTTGTTGTTGAATACGAGAAAGGAAAGTGCTGTAATGCTTTTGTAAATCATCAAGTGTTGCGAACTTTTGATTCAGTGGAGTAATTGGATCCTGTTGTTGCTTAACATTTGATGGCTCAGCAAGAAGTCCTAAAGATTTCTCAATTAGTTCCTCTTTGGGTTCTTCAAGTTTTTCTTTATGATCTTCAAGAACCTCAAGAACTTCATCCAAAGATTGTTCAATTACATCCTCAATAATTTGTTCCTGTTCTTTGGGTGTCTCTGAATACAACCATTTTTCAAATGCTTTGACTGTTTTTTGTTCTTTTACCTTTTTCTTTTTGGTTTCTTTCTTTAAATTGGCAAATTCCCCAAAAAGAGAATCTAATCCCAAGTCACCGACTGCGGAATCAAACTCTTCTTTTTTCTTTTTTTTATCTTCTGCTAATAATTTAAAGAAATCATTTAGTTCCGACGACATACTAACAATTCCACTTTCTTAATGATTTATTGATTCTTGAATTGGGATCATTTGCAGTTTTTGCTGATGTAAGTTTCTTTTTCATTCCACTCATACGGGAACAAAATGACTTTCTGCGATTTGCTGATTTTGATCCTTTTTTTAATTCTGATGGTTTAGTTGTAACCGCAAGTGAGAGGTTTGATCCAGGATTCTCTTTGCGGTAAGAAGCAATTCCTTTTTTATTTAGACCACCCTCAGAATTCTTTCCCTCTTTTCTCTGCCAAGCAGGTGATGCTTCCGACATAAATTCGTCAAATGATTTTAATTTATAAGAATCTGCAAGTTTAACGCCAGCGGTACTTGGAAGACTTACCGAAGCAGCTTTTTTCTTTTGTAACTCAACTGCTTTTGGTCCAAGTTGTGCAGCAGCAGATGGAGTTAACGCACCAGCACCTCTAGAAGGTTTTCCAACATCAAAACTAATCCCTTCTTTTACAAGACGGTCTGCTTTGATAATATCGATAATCCGAAGAAAGGTATTGCCATTTGCATCTTCAATTGTCACATCCTCATTAACCTTACTTTCTCCACTATCAATATAATCTGCTGCGGTATCAATATAGTCTGCTGCCTTTGTAATCTTTGACTGAACCCAGGCTTCAATATTACCTTCACCTTTCATTTTTTTCTTCAGTCTTCTAGCAGCATTCATAATGGTGCTAAGTTCGGATCGAGCCATTGAATACTCGTAGTCCTTCTCCTCATTTGCTGGATGTGGCATTGTGGTATTATACTCTTTCTTTGAACTAATTAACTCTGCAGGTAAAGAAAACATATCCCAATATCTTGGACCGTATTTACATTCGTTTCTTGTCTCAAGTTTTTCACATTTTGGGCAATATCTATCTGCTCTTTCACGAACTGGGGTATGCCAATCATAATCAAGTGCATCGGTATTTTCGGATACAGGAACGCAATTTGGAACCATTTTCTTACCTTTCTTTTTCATACCTTCTTGCTTATAACCATCCCAACATTCTTCAGATTTAGTTCCCCAATTTGCCGCACCAACCTTACGACATTTTGTAAGTGCCCCAGAAGCATATGCACTTGGCCAAACATCGTAACGAGATTTTACTTTAGTATAACAAGCATCCTTTTTACCACTACCTTTTCCCGGTTTATCTTTTACTTCTTGGATATTCATTTCTTCTTTCATTTTTTCCTTCGAATCTGTTGAAACATAGGTTGGTTTTGCAGCACCAGATTTTTCTTGTTGCCCAGGATCCGCTTCTTTTTTCCTTCTTGTTGCAGATAATCTTTGCGATTTAGTCATACTTTCTCTTTTTGCTGAAGATACACATTTTGGAGTTCCTTCTCCAGGTTCATCACTAGCACAAGTTCCACCGGTAACAGCATTTACCCAACCAGGTTTGCCTTCTTTAGATCTAGATTTTCCAAACCAGTCACGAAGACCTTCCTCATTAATTCTCACATCCTTAAACTTTTTATGATGCTTTTTAGCATCTGCTTCCATTTTCTTTAAACGAGTATAATAGTCTGGGATTTCATCTAAATGCTGCAATGCAATCTCAACAGCAAGTTTTTGATTGTTTGTATGCTCGTGCTCAATAGGAGCACCCATATCAAGTTGCTTCTGAATATCTGATACATCCATACGATGTTTCTTCGCAATCTGCTCTACAGTTTTATATGATTTCAATTGCTCGTTCATTACTTGTAAAGACTAATCTTTACTATTTAGAAAACCTTGTTTGAGTATTTTTGAAAGTTCTGATGTTGAACCAACAAACAGAGCATTATTAGTCATACTGCTAGGTGATTTGACAGTATCTTCTTGAACATCCTTCAGTTTCTTCTGCAAATCGATTAATTTATCAGTTGTATCTGCAACACTCTTAATTAATTGTCCAGCAACCTCATATGCCCTAGGACTTCCACCTTCGCCAGCAAGTTCCATAATTCCATTAATTGCTTCTTGACCCTTCTCAATTAATGAATATAGATTTGCTCTTGTATATTCATAGTCCTTCCTAATATCAT